CTGTAGAGGTATATGTTCTACCTCTACCGTGGGGAGTATCTGGTGTGTTGGTTGTGGCAGGTATTACAAAGATGTGATTAATTGGAATACCTATGACGAGTCCAACAAGATACTAGCCATGAAGAGGGCTACGGAACACCAACAGAAGAAAAGAAACGGAGAGGTTACTGATAACCTAGATTACTTATGAAAGCAAAAGACATACAAGTAGGTGGGAATCATTATAAGGATTTTAAAATCCAGCCCATAGAGTATATCCAGGCTAACAATTTAAGTTACTGCGAAGCCAACGTGGTTAAGTATGTTACTAGGTGGAGGAGCAAGAATGGTATTGAGGACTTGAAAAAAGCCAAACACTACATAGACCTGCTCATGGAGAGTGAGGTTATAGAGCCTAACTTAAAATATTTAAGAGAGTGATATGCGGAAGAAAACACTTAGAGCTTTGATAGATGATGTAGCTAAGTTATTACAAAAACACGTTAGATTAAAGGCGGCTGTAGCTGCTAAGAAGGATGGCTTTATAGAGTGCGTATCCTGTGGAAAGTGGCATCACTGGAAGAATATGCAGGGTGGACACTGGATAGAAAGAGGAAAGCAAGCCACTAAGATAATGGAGGAGAACATACATCCTCAGTGTGCTGGCTGTAACCAGTACGGTATGCGGCACAGGACTCACGTTAGAGAAGGTTACTCTAAATACATGAGGGATATGTACGGGGATGACTTCTGTGACCAGATGTTAATAGATTCCAGAAAACCGATTAAATACTTTAGACCTGACTTAAAGGATATGATTAAAGACTTGAGAGAAAAGAACAGGGAATTAGAAGATGCCATTTAGACCAGAAGACAAACCAAGAGTATCTATCATTACCATAATGTATAACGGCAGAACTGAATTACTTAAAAGGGCTGTTCAAAGCGTTATTAATCAAAGCTATCCTTATTGGGAGCTTATCTTGCAAGATGACCATTCTACAGATGGCACTTATGAAATGGCGGTTGGACTAGCCATGACAGACAAAAGAATAAAGGTGTACAGGAACAAAAAAAATCTTGGCATATCAAAGAACAGACTTGAGGCTTTTAAAAATACGACTGGGGATTTAATAGCCCATTTAGATAATGATGACTTTTTATATCCAGACGCAGTTAAATTAATGGTAGATGCTTTTGAAAGAAATTCAGAGATAGGTTTTGCTTATAGCGACATGGCGTACATTGAAGACAATCTTCCTTCTGGTTACATAGCTCATAAGAATTACGGAGAGCCGCTTAGTCAGTATGGGTGGAGACACTTTGGAATGTTTAGAAGAAGTGCCTACGACAAGACCAGTGGATACAATGTTGACTTAGCCTACCCTTGTGAAGATGCAGATATATTTATGCAGATTGCAGAGAAGTTTGTATTTGCCAGGGTTCCCTTTGTTCTCTACGGATACCACAATCAAGGAGAACACGCCTATACTGGGATAGGCCCATGTAATACCTGTCCTACCAGACATATATGTAATTTTTCTAGGGTATTTGCTAAGAGTTTAACGCCTCCAATTGATGTATTAAGTTGGAAGCCAATAGAAGAATAATACGAGGAGTATGCTGGCTTGAAACAGGAAACCCAGAGTGTAGAGATAGACCCTATGGAGCCAGAGGAACTGGCGAGATGGGTGAACGACAATTTACCCCTTCTGGAGGGGACGGAGCAGAGGGCGATAGGGACTCTAGCAATGATGGTGAGGGATTACTCAGACTTCATGGAGGAGAATAGCACTGTAGATGAGTTATTCAGTATGTTCATCTCTATGCGGTACAAAGAGCTGATGGACAAGGAGCTGCATTAGTGGTTGATGAGTACGCCCCTCTAATTAAGAACAGAGAAAACGCTGCTAAGATTAAAGACTTTGGCAGTCTCAGATGGGGCAAAATATCTCCTACAGACATTGATGGCTTTATAGAGATAGGAAATGAAAAGTTTATATTCATTGAGTGTAAATATAAAGACTCTGAACTCCCTACGGGCCAGAGGATAGCATTAGAAAGGCTGGTTGATGTTGTAGGTAATCAGAAGAAGGCTATCTTAATTATAGCCTCGCATGATGGAAAGGGAGATATAATGGTTGGAGACTGTATAGCCACTAAGTATAGATATAAGAAAAAGTGGCGCGACACAAATCTTCCTGTGTCAACGCTGTGTGATAAGTTTATAGAAAGTTAGGAGAGGTCAGTACGACACCCAAAGGCGGGGGTGGAGGAACCCAGGATGCCGCACTGCCTCAAAACTATTGAGCAAGTAACTTTTCTGTTTCTCCAGTAAATTGGAGAGAGGAGGCTATAGTAGGCGAAACCCTTCCAATGTAATTATAGAAAGTCTCCATCATTATTCTATTCTGTGTTGCTTGAGTTTTATTTGCGGCCCTTTTTGCAAACTCCTCAATCCAAGAAGGGCTAGTTATAAAATCAACAACGTATCTATCTAGTATCCCATCAGTAATGTTTGTGGAGAGATTTAGTATTACTCCTCTAACACCACCTACGCCAGCCGCTCTAAGCTGAACCTCTCTTATTCCTAAAGCCTTATTCAAAGGGCTGTCATTAACCGCTTTTAGCACAGGAGTTATTGCTTCAATATTTTTTCTTACTGACTCCGAAACAGGTTTATCTATAATATTGTCTATTTCCTTAAATAAGTTATTTCTTTTTTCTCCTGACTCCAAAAAAGCCTTGTAGAAATTTGAAGTTTTAATGTCCTTGTCTTTGGACTTCTGCAAAGCATCAAATAATTTGTCTTGAAGTATAGTTCTTTGTCTGATATTTCTTGCAAGCGCATATTCTGGCGCAAAAGTATCAGCAACCCCTAAAAGAAGGTTTCTAGCTTCGCTAAGACCCGCTATTGGAGCCTTTTGCGATTTTGCTGACTTAATCAAGTCATCAATGTGCAGACGCATCAAATGCAATTCACCAACAGTATTTGGTTGAATGCTAACTCTACCGCCGCTTTGTCTTATGAATTGCTGACGAGCGTTTGATTCGGAAACTGCCAAATATGCTTGTTTGAATATTTTGTTATCATTAACAAGCTCTTGCATCAGAGGGAATTCGGTTCTATAAGCACTATCAGAATATTGTGCCGCTGTATTGTTTGCAGCAGTTCTGCCCTCTGGCGTTAATCCATTGACAATGTCATTTATAGAGGCTTGAAGCTGCTCTTCTCTTTTGATTATTCTGTTGTAAAGCTGCCTTCCTTTTTTACCAAACAAGCTAATCCCAGCTTCTCTGTTAAAAGCTAATTGGTCTTTAGTTGCTTCCGCTGGAGTAACAAAGGTATTAAATTTTTTAGCAGAATCTACCGATTCTTGGGCTGCTTCTCTTTGAATGCCTTCTAGCGATTTCTTTTTAGCCAAGCTAAAAGGTGCAGCAGACATTTTTTCATGTATTGCAAGAGATGCAGACGGAACTAACCTATTTATCAGGTAAGTTCCTCCACCAGCAGCTAATGTTGAAACGGCTACGTTTTTTACTCTTTCTGGATTAAGCAAATTTAAATCTTCTTGCGAATAAGCAGGTCTGCTCAAGCCTTCAATAGCCCCCAGTGCCATAGCCCCCCTTACAGTGGTAATTGCAGGGCCAGCAACAACTAGAGCAGGAAGGGACATAGTAATGTCTGCCAATATCTGACCTGCTGTACCGCCTTGAGCGTATGGCGTTTTTGCAAACTCTTCTGCCTCTCTTCGTATGTCTTCTGTATAAGCTGCTGTAGCACCTTCAGGAATAGCTCCTACGGCCTCAAATCCCATAGTAAGCAACTGTTTTCCAGCCTGACCTGCTTCTCTAAAACGTCTTTTAGCAGCAATAACATTAGTTTCTAATGCGCCACGCCTCAGACCTTCGTATTCAGAAGCACCTGTTAATTGAGAGATTCTTGCAATCTCATCAACTCCTGAAGAACGAGTTGCTCTTTGGAGTGCCTCTAACTCTTTTTCTTTGCTCATGGCTATCTCTCTATGAGTGTTAGGTCAAGATTTTCAATTATTTCTTCTTCGCTTAACTGCTGTCTTTCTCTAAGCACTTGAATAATTTCTGCGCTAAATATAGTGCCATTGGGAGATTTAAATATTGTTATATCGTCTGGTATTTCTTTTACGTCAATCCTGTTCGCGTTAGGCAGCAAAGATATTGCCTGAGAGGTAGCCTCCTCAAGACTGTAATCTCCAAACACACCTGGATTGTTTACAACATTTAAAAGTATTTCTTCAGATGTTGCCAATCTCATTTGATGAGCAGCAGATAATCCCTGACCATCTTCAATCAAACTTCTTTCTAAAACATTAAGTGATTGAGGTACATTTTCTTCAATAGTTTTCTGAACCCAAACTTCTTGGCTATCACGAAAATTAAGCTGAACATTTTGCAACAACCCAACGTCTGTTTCTGTAACAGGAGCAAAAGCTCTAATTATTGGCAATGTTCCATTAGTAATAGACCTATCTATTTCATTTCTTAATGCTGCTGCGTCTGCCGTTAGCATAAATGTTGGAACTGCCCGTCTTGCTTCCGCAGGGCCAACCATTTGCTCTAAGTTAGGATTAAATGCAATAGAAAGAAGTTTTTCTGCATGGGACTTCGCGCTAAATGCCTCCGAAGTTAATGCCTGTCCTGGAGTTGTAGATACATTAGAAAATTTCTTACCACCATTTGCTTCAAGAGCTGCATCATCTACACCAAGAACCCTTCTGTAAGTCTCGTCATTGTCATCAAAAAGAACAATTTCAGGCATTCCTGTTTGTTTGTTAATAATTGTGACTTCTCTAAACTCTCTTTCTTTTTCTTCTGGAGACTTAGCTAGTTCAAGAGCAAATTCTCTTGCTTTGGAAGCCCCTTCTACTGTTGGAGGAAACAAAGACTCAATTTGACCAGCCAAATATGGGCTAACTTTTTGAAGTATATCTTTGCTTGCTCTAAAAATGTTTTGGGCAGTCATGTAATCAGTAGTTTCGTTAGCAGCTTCTCTTACATCTCCTGCAATAGACTGCCTGACAGTTTCTTCAAGCTGCCCTGTCCTAGCTCTGCTTTCAGCTATAGACTGTGCAGATTCAGCTTGACCCATTGCAAAGTCTTGTTGAGCCATCAAGTCTGCTTGTTTTTGTCTGGTTGCATCAGCAGCCATAGCTCTCATTTGAGCAGATTGAGCGCCTAGTCCTAGATTACCTACAGCTTGTGCAGCCTGAAGGAGACTTTGCGGGTCATTAGGGTCTACACCCTGAAGGGCTTCCTGAACCTTCTCAGACTCAGTTCTAACGTCTAGTCCCAACATTCCACCAACACCCCTACGGAGTGCTTCTTGTCTTTGGGGCATCTGCATAGATAGGGCAGATACTAGAGGAGCCTGAGTCCTAGCCAGTCCTGTAAGACCGCCAGTTAACTCTCTCCCCTTGAGTATTCCCTCACCAAGCATACGTTCTTGACGTTGAGCAGGAGTCTCAATAATGTCGCTGAATAAAGATTGTATGTTAATTGCCATTACTAGCTCCTATAAATAAACTACAGTTCCGTCACTCATTACAACACGAGTTCCTTCAGGCTCGGATTGACCCGATTTTTCAGACCTTAATAAGTCAAACAGACCTTGGTACTGCTGCTGTCTTAGGGCGTTTCTAAGCCCTTCAAATCCCAACTGGGCCTCTATTGCAGATTCTGCCAAACCAGCCCCTAAGCCTAGCCCAGTGGACTGTAAAGTGGATGCTAGGCGTGAAGCCTCTAGTTGTGGAGTTAACGTCCTTAAAAGCTCTTGCTGCGGGGTGTAAGCTGTAGGTATAGCCCTTAATCCTAGCTCTCCTGCTAAACCCATTCTGTCTCTAAACTCACCCAAACCCTGTAGAGTCTGTTGAGACTGTAGGGCTTGTTCAGCTCTAGCTTGTTCCATAGCAGATATAGCAGACCCAGCGCGTTGTTCCTGAATAGCTTTGTTAAGTGCTAGTTGTTCAGGAGTGCCTCCAAACATAGAAGTACGGACACCACCTCTACCCTGATTAAACAGCCTTTCTTCTAACTGAAGGCCAGCTCTTTCTCTTTCAGGAGCTTGCATAGCCTCTAGCCTTTGGAATATGTCAGCTTCTCTACTAGCTCTTTGAGAAGGGTCTTGAGTCAACATACCTATCAAAGCAGACTGTTCTTGCTCTCTTTGTGCTGGGTCGCCTAAAAAATCAAAAGCCTGTTGCCCAAAATCAGTTAAAGACTTTTGCAATGCGGCTTCTTCAGGACTTAAAGCTAACTCAGTACCTGTTTGAGATATACTCGCAGTAGAAGGCTGACCATAGACGTTAGTGCCAGTAACCGTAAATGGTTTAAACTGAGACTGCCTTGATACTTCACCTAGTAAACCGCCTTCGGCAGTAGGTAACTGAGACTGACCACCAAAAAATATGTTGGCTGTTTTACGGGCCTTGTTTATGTCTTTAATGCCTTTTTCGGTTAAGACACCTTGACCTATAGCTCCTATAAGTCCAGCAGTAGGACTGCCAAAAAAATCTCCAGCAGCGTCATTTAAATCTTCCATCCATTCTGGATGCCACCATGCATGAGACATTAGTAAGTACCTCCATCAATAGTGCCAGTAAATGTTCCTGACACCGTGAGGTTTGCAGCAGTTGTTGTCCCAGTAAATGTTGGGGCAGCTAGATTAGCCTTAGTAGATACGGCTGTTGCTATGTTATCAAATTCTGTGTTCACTTCGGTTCCCTTTACCACTTTGGCAGGATTTCCTGACACCAGAGAATCCTTGGCAGCAAAGTTTGTTGTCTTTGTATAGTCAGTCATTAGACAATCCTTCCAAGTAGTGCATGAATGTTAAATTGTTGAATAGCAATAGATTTGCCGTTCACAGTTGTTTCTACTCCTACTGACACGACAGCTCCAGAACCAGAAGTATTAATTTTCTGTCTGTTAATTAAACTTAATGAGCTAGAGTATTCAGCCGTAGTGTTAAACTCAGATATATTATATTGTGCTGCGTTATTAGCAGGTAAAACGTATGCTTGTTTTTTATAAGCATTTGAATAATCGTAAGCCCAGTTCAACACAACTGTGGCTTCAGAGCCATCAAAAGTAGTTAAGTTAACCTTCTTTAAAAATTTAAGAATAGAGCTATCCCCAAATGCCAGAGGATGCGAGAAGTAACTTAGTTGATACGAGCCTGTCCCGTCTGTATAGCTATCATACTTAGCAATTCCAGTTGCGTTTCCAATATAAATAGTGTCATCCACCAAATTAGTAAAACGTAATGGCGAGATACTAGACCAAGTGGTAGCTCTGTATGAACCATCTTGGAGAGGAAACCTAGTATCAAAGACATACACCGTCTGAAGGACAGGAAAATTAACAAGGACAAAAGCCTCTTTAGGCGAATAATGCAATGAAATATTGCCTGTTTCACTGGCTGTTAGATTTTTAATGTCATTGTTAACATTCTTAGAGATGTCACCAATGGGTGAGGACTTTTCTTGAATTGTTCTTGCCAGACTTCTTACGCCTGAAC